ATAAGACGACAACGTCCGTTTAGCGCTGTCTATCTCTGTGGGGTCTATGAGAGGGTTATCGTAGCTTGTGAAGTGCCACGCATTGTAGTCCTCTAACTTGCCCATTGATGCTTCAGTGTACAGGTCGTAGAAGTGGTTGCGTCCCATTGGCGTACCAATAAACAACGCTTCTCCTTTTAAGTCTGACAATGCAGGACGTAGAATCAACTCCCACACTTCAGGCTTAAAGTCTGCAAACTCGTCCAAGACAACGTAGCGTAGACTAACACCACGCATAGTCTCTGGTCTGTCTGAACCCTTCAGGGAGATAGAAGAGCCGTTAATGAGCTTTAGCGATAGATTGTTGACGTGGCTGTTGGCTATAACGCCCTGCCCCATCTCTAACAGCATATCCCAGATAACGTCTCTAGCTTGTCCCTGCGTAGGCGCAACATAGAAGACTTTGCCATTCTTAGACGACAGCGCCTTAACTAGCAACAACGACGCTGCTAACCTTGTCTTACCTGTACGTCTCCCTGCCGCCACCACCTTAAAGCGTGACTTATCTGTCCACACTTCTTGCTGCCACGGAAGCAGGTTAATCTGTAGGTCTTGCGTTGCAGACATCTAGTACGTCCACACTACTTGTGGCAAGTCTCTTGTGTCTACGTGTATAAAGCCTTTAGCGACGCCAATGCCGTTAAAGCCTAATTCAATCGCGTTGCGTATAATCGTTGCACGCTCAACACCGTTACTAACAGCAATGTCAGCAGCCATGCCCTGCGTATGTACACCACCCTTGGACTTACGAGCCTCTACAGGGTGTGACGGGTCACGATAGCCGCTAGTGATAACAAATGGGAAACCACAGGCAGCTCTTAGCTCATCAAGCCTGCGTACAAAAGACTCTTTTATCTCATTCTCGCCAGTGTGCTTACAAGCAAACTCATCTAACGTAAAATACTTAAATGTCATCTTCTGTATCGCCCTCGATAGTCTCGCCAATCGTTATTGGCTCGTTGCTGTCTATTCCGTTAATCGTAATGCTAACGGCTGCTCTGCCATTGCTGAGCTTGTCTTTCTCAAAGTAGCTGAGAGGCATTATTCTGTCAACAATCAACTTCCACGCTGCTGACTGATTCTTGTGGTCATCGTTTAACGCAGCATTGAATATGCTATCCATGACCTCTCTACTCTTAGGGCTAGCAAGCATCCTAGCTTTGTACTCTTCAATTGCTGAAGCGTCACCCTTAGGACGCCCTACTTGCCCTCTATTGCCTTTCTTCTTAGAATCAACAAGTGATTTAGGCGGTCGTCCGCGTTTCTTCTTTGGCTTAACGTTGTCTATAGAGTCTTTAGAGTCTTTATTGCTCATTGTTGACCTCTTCAACGCTTAAAGCGTGTTGTAAGTCCTTAAACGTGCTATTCACTAAATAACAACAATAAGAGATAACAACAAATGCTACAATAAAAGCCACTTTAGTGGTAAACATTGTTTTATCCTCTTTAGGAACAAATAAGAGAGCGTATAGAGTTTGTAAATAGTGTCCTACGGACGTAGTTGCTATTGTTTCTCTATAGATGCTATGAACTGGGTAGCATTTATACCACATTTTTGCTCAAAAGTCAAGTCTTTTCTGCAACTATTTCATGTTAGCCTGTGCAGGCGTTATAAGCAACGTTACCTATAGCGACACTGTGCGGATTTATGGCAGATAAATAGTCTCCGCAGACGCAATTGTTTCCTCAATCAATACAGCTACTTAGCATTGCATAGACTATATTGCTAATTTGCCCTTTTTTGTTAAATTTATGTTGCTAAATTGCACTATTTTGTGCTTGTTAGCCTACCACTATAATTCTCCGCAGCTGCATAACACCCCCGCCCCTAAAAAGCTACCCCGCCTACTTATCCACAGGTTCTCCACAGGCTACAGAGTTATCCACAGGCTAAGCAGTCTGCTGTGCATAAGTTATCCACAGGTTATCCACCGAACCAGGGTTGCCTCTGTAGGCTGTTGAGCAGCTGCGTAGGCGCTACAGTCTAGCGAGTGTGTGTGTCTATGTTGCAGCCTATAGAGACAACACAGAGACAACACAGAGACAACACAGAGACAACACAGAGACAACACAGAGACACCACAACAACACAGACAGCAGCCAATGCTAGTGTCTCTATATAGGCTGCAAAGAGTGCTGCAAACAGCAGTGCAAATTAATTGTTAAATAGTGTTGACAAGGTAATTGATTGTGCTATTGTCACTTCAACGGCGCAGGAAAGAGGCGTCACAAACTAAATGAGAATCATTCGCAACAAGGAGCAAGACAATGACAAGTACAGCAATGGCAGCAGCACTAGACACTCACTACACTATCAGTAGCTACGACTTAGCTTACCAGTACAGCGTGCAGCACAACGACATCGACAACATGGTTATGGTCTTACGCGCACACGGTAAGGATTACAGCAGAGAAGCAGCGGCGCTACAGCTGCGAGTAGCTAAACAACTCTAAACACTACAGCGCCTCGAAAGGGGCGCAACACACTGGAGCAACGACCATGCAATACACTTATAAGACGCAGCCAATACTAGAGACAATGGTAGACATTAACGGCAACACATGGACAGACGCGCAGGTTAAAGGCTATAACGCTTACACTCGGCGCATCAACGCCTCAGCTGATCGACCACTAGCCAGTGGCTCACTAGCCTTGTCTGAGCGAGAAGGATTGTTAAACAGACGACACGCCTATTACACTGGCGTTGCATCACTCAATAACCTATAAGGAGCAACACACATGAGCTTAGAAAAATACGCAACACACGGCGAAGCACTGATAGCACGTAAGCTAGTCACAGAGCTTGTTAATCGCGGACACGCTGTTAGCGTCTGGAATGGCGGCGAAGAGGCTGAGATTGAAGACAGCACAGACATCGAAGCGCTACTGGCTGAGCTAGCAGCGTCTGGCGAGGACGAGTTGGTTGCTGATGGTATTTGGTTTTACCTGGTCTTTGGCAACGAGTCAGACGGTAGCGAGCTGATTAGCGACTGCTACGACAACGAAGAATGCAATGCAATATTTGATATAGTTAATGCCTAACAACTACAGCGCCTCGCAAGGGGCGCAACACTAACTAAGGAGCAACACCATGACAGACACAACACACAACGGACACGACTCTTGGGCGCACTGGAACGTTTCACTGTGGCTCAACAACGACGAGCAACTATACAACAAGCTTTGCAACTACGCAGAGCTAGCAGCTTACATGACACTCAGCAGAGCTGACGCCTTTGGCGACTTGATGGCTGCCTTGCCTGCTGAGACGCCTGACGGCGCGGCGTACACGCCTGAGACTGTGAAGCCTTTGTTTGATGAACAGGTAGCAGAGCACATCCGCTACAGCTAAGGAGCAAGACAAATGACAGCAAGCACGTTATTGTTTATATTCGCGGGCGCTCTGGCGCTCATTGGACACTCCACAGCCGTTGCAGGCTTGATACTAGCGCTTAAGAACAGGCGCAGGCGTAGCCACTACAGAGACAGGGAGGCTGCCGAGCTGATGGCGTTCGGCGGCGCTATCTTTGTGCTATCAGTTCTGGTAGCCTTAATGTCATTTTAACCAAAGGAGCAACAACAATGCTAGACCACCGAATAACCGACAAAGAGTACCTAGACCACGTAGAAAAAGAGGTAATTCCTGCAATGCTTGCTGTAGATTGTTATGGAATTGCACAAGATTTGGTAAAACTATTAGGAATAGCCAGAGAAGGCATCGAAGAATACCCAACAAAGGAGCAACAACTATGAACACACACGCACAAGTAACTATAAAGACCATCTACGGACAAGACCGCGTCTACCCTGCCAACGACATAGCTTATTCACTGGCGGCGCTGTTAGGCTCTAAAACGTTCACACGTGAGCAGATCGCCAAGGCTAAGGAGTTGGGCTTTACGTTTGAGATTAAAGCGCAGGAGCACGTTCTGTGAGCGCCTACGAGCCACAGCAGGCTAGGGAGCTAGCTAGGCTACTGAAGCTAAAGAAACCAACACAGCTGCAACTGATGGACATCGAGCGCCTTGTAGGTATTCTCGGCGTCTACGGTGAGCAGCTGTACAAGATAGCAAAGGAGGACATCCGCTATGATCATTGAGTTTGACAGCTTAGAGCACGCGATTGAGGAGGCTGTGTGGTGTGCTGAGACATACGCCACAAGGCACGCGATACTGCACGTCAACGGACGTTACGGCGTCTGCGGCGCTGATGAGGCGAAGAGCTTGCGAGACGTGCTAGAGATTGTTACACCAACACACGAGGCTGCTGTTCAGCTCAAACATTTACTATAGGAGAAGCGTTATGTTTTATATTGTTAAAGAGATTCTATATATTACGGCAACGGGCTTAGCTTTGGCGCTGCTATTTGCTTGGCCTTTACTCACTGCATAGGGTGTTTGTTATGTTTAATAAGAACTTAGCAAAAGAGCTGCTTATAGGCTTGGCCATGCTGCCAGTGTTTTATCTGCTGTTTAACTTATTTAACTTATAGAGGTAACTGATTATGTACAAAGAGGACGGATTAAC